GAAGAACCGAAGAACAACATAGGCCGCCAATTTCGCAAGGCCGCCGCGCGCGCGACGGGCCAACGCCACTTCTTCTCGCGGAAGAAGGAGGTCGACAAGGACGACAAGGAGGTCGACAAGGAGGTCGACAAGACCATGCTAACATCGGATGATCATGGCTACGAGCAGCTCAACGAGGACGCCGAAGCGATCCGCCGTAAAATCAACGCTAAAAAGGATGAAATCAACGAGAAAAGGAAGGAGTTGGAACAAAATAAGGAAGAACTCGGCGACCTCAAGCAAGAGTATCGCCGGGCAATGGGTCTGGAGGATGATGCTGTCATGACATCTGATATTTCGCCGATGTTTCCGGCGACGGCGGAGTATTTAACAGGGGCCGTGAGGGACCCAGTAGATAAAATAGAAGGTGGAAGAAAAACACGTAAAAAGAGACAGTCATACAAAAAGAAGTCTAAAAAGTTAAGAAGAACAAGACGAAGACATTCATACAAAAAGAAGTCTAAAAAGTTAAGAAGTACAAGACGAAGAAGAAGGTAATTTAACAATATTTAATAAGCATTTATTCTGAACTATAGGTTCAGATTTACTACGTTTAGTAGGAGCTCTATGTTCATAACCAGAAATACGTTCTGTTTCAATAATATTCCATAGTTCACCTATTTTTTTAACTGCTTCATTAAACCATTGTTTATTTCTACATACTAATACACAACTTAATACTTCTAATTTCCAATAAATATTCCTAATCCACATTAAATCATTACTTTGTAATTGATCTTGTTCCCATGATTCAAGTTGTTCAAAATTTAGATTAGTTGGTGGATATATATATTTTGGAGAACCATTAGGACCATTAAAATACATAAACATGCCTTTTTTTTCTCCTTCCTTAGATAATAAATTATTATTTAAAGAAGAATCATCTAAGAAATCATTATATGAATTATATTCATAAAACTTAGTTTCTAAGAAATCACATTCATTTAATTTACAAACACCCATTTGTAGCTGCATTTGTATCCAATATTCTTTTTTAGGAATACCAGTAATTTTTCTATTTACAATATTTTTTATTTCTAACATTCTTCCAAATAATGGAGAAGATTCATCTACATTAATTCCATCAGGTGAAGCTCCTAAAAATGAATAAGTATCATCTTTAATACAACCGAAATCTTCTACTTTTGTATTATATAGTTCTTCATATAAATTTACAGATACTTGCTCAAATTTTTGCCCCCAATGTAATGTAGTTTCTGTATTCACACATGATGTACCAAATACTTCATATGGTTTACATTTTTCATAAATTAAACTGTTTTTAATAGCTTGACTACCAAAAACTTTCCAAGCTGAACTAGCAGTTATAAGACTATGTCTGAATTCATACCATTCTTCTGTTCTTTGTGTTGGTTGTGGAATATTTCTCAAATTATTAATTTTAAATTTTAAAGAATCTATTTTATTTTGTGATAATGGTCTAAAGCTATGATTATTAGATCTTTTTGGTATTATTGATAAAAAGTATGTTTCCTTAACATCATTAATTACTTGTTGTAAATGTAATTCAGTATAAAAAGAATATATATTTTCATATGTAGATATAGCATTGTCATATAAATATTCATCTAATATTTCTTCAAAATCTTCATCAATAAATGATAGTATATTATCATTTATATATGAATCAAGTAATAAATGAATATAATGAAATATTTCTATTTTATCTGAATTTGTTAATATAGGTGGTACAGAAATATTTCTTAATATTTCTACTGTTACCATATCATTCATTTTAATTTTTTATTTATTTATATTTTTCAATTTTATATTTATACTAGTTTATTATTTACTTTTACCACATTTATTACAATATATAAAAGTTTCACCATACATACATCTTTCTCTTTCATGAATCCAATTATGTTTACATGTATTTTGAATTTCTTCTTTAACATCTCGTATATTTGTATTTATAATATTTAACATATTTAAATAATGTTGTTTTTTACGTTCATATTCAGATAACTTTTCTTCTAAGTTATTCATAAAATATCTTTCTAATATGTAAATATATTTTAAAATATATTTACATAATAATATTATATTTATAAATAATATAAAATGGAGCAATTGAAAAGCGAACAAGCATCATTATCAACAGCTAAACGACAATTAGATCGTCAATTAAAGCAATTAATGAGATTTAGATACGGAGGCCCTTATTATGGATATGATTCTCACTATGCTAGAACACGCAGGGAACTAACTAGTCAACTTAGTGAAGTAAATAGTAGATTAAGTCAAATAAATAAAATAATAGCTGATAGTGATAGAGAATTAGTAACTAGTATGACAGTTATGCCAACAGATACGGTTGTAGATATGTCAACATTATTAAATATATTTCATAATAATATTATAACAAAATTAGCAAAAAATCTTATACCAGCTGAAGATTTAGAAACATTATCAACAAAACAAAAAAAAATAGAATATATAACAAAAAATATACCAAAAGACACTTATTTAGATGCGACAAGAACAGCAATAAATGAAATGAGTGGAGATGAAGTGAATAAAGCTATTAAATATATAAGAAATAAATATAATATGTTAGATAACGTAAAATTAAATAGTGCTGTTCCTGAAAGAAAACTTGCAATAAAAAAATTTATATATAATACATTTGTAAAAGATCCATCAAAAAGAAATCCTACAAAATTTCCTAGAGGAGTAACACGTAAAATAGCAGAATATGTTGGTGTAAAAGCTGGTAAAAGAAAAACTTATAAAAAAAATATGTAAATAGATTAATTATTTTATATTATTATAATATATTAATTAAAAGATTGTATATATATTATAATATGAAAACAGTATTATATAGTCCAAATATAGAAAAAACAGAAGAAGAAGTAGAAAATGAAAAAATAAGGGCAAGTAGTTCATTTAATTTTTTATCCGAAAATATAGATTATGATAAAGAATTTACACATGATGAGCAAATAAATATGATAAATAAATTATATAATAATATAAATTTTGAATATGAAAAAAAACTAGTGAAAGATTTAAAAACTAAAATAACATCTTATATGCAGCAAGATAAATTAAAAACTTTATATAATATAACAAATTTTATTACATTAGATAAATTAATAGAAAAATTATTCTTATCTAATTTAATATGTCATTATTGTAGTAAAAACATTTATATAGTTTATAAATATAAAAGAGCATCAAATCAGTGGACATTAGATAGATTAGACAATAGTGAAGGACATAATTACAATAATGTAGTTATTTGTTGTTTAAAATGTAATTTAAATAGGAGATGTTTAAATAGTGATAAGTTTTTATTTACAAAAAACTTAAATATAATTAAAACTTAAAACTTAAAACTAAAAGCTTAAATAAAATACATGAGTATAAATAATCAAAATGCAAATAATAATTACGTAACACAAAACGATTTGTTGATGAAAAATTTAAAAGATTATTATTCAAATACTGAAAATATGGATAAGGTAATTCAAATCATAAATGGTCAATCAAATATTTCATTACGAATAGTAGATTGGTTTACAACAAATTACTCAAAAAAGTATTATACATGTTATAATGTAGCTAGAGAAAATGGTGAAATAAGAAGATTTAAAGTTTTTGATGACTATAAATTAAAATTAAAGGCATATTCTAAAAAAAGATTTGATCCTTTTTGTAGATGGGATAGATTATCATTTCCATATAAAAACGATACTTTTATTCGAACAACAATAGGACAATTAAATTTTTTTAAATGGGCATTAGAAAATAATATAATTGAATATATAAACGAACATTTTAAAGAAATAGATGTAGATATGAATAGTAGAAATAGTCAAAGTAAAGCAAAAAAAAGATGTGAAGATGAAAAAAACGGTATAAAAATAAGAAAAAAACGCCAAGAATTATCACTATCAGCAGTAAAAACAATAAAAAAAGAAAATGTACAAATAGAAGTAACTTTTGAATAAAAATTGATATAAAATAATTATCTTATTATTAAATAAGAATGTATAAAAAGGTCAATAAAATATCACCAGCAAATAATACATCAGTAATAACTCCATCATCAGTTATTACTGATAAATTTAATTTTGATGACATATATGATATTGATTCTTATAAACAACAAATTAAAGAAAAAGATGAATATATAGAAAAGTTAGTAAAAGAAAATGAAATTTTTAGAAGAAGAATAGAAAAAGAGTGAAGAGATGCTATATGGGGTGGTTTATGTTAAGACTTAAAAATAATTAAGGTAGCGCTATATGAAGAATCACTTAAATTACAACATCAAGAATATATTAATAATATATTTTAATTATAGTAGTTAGTTTTTATCATAAATAACATTTTTTCTTGTAAAAATATTCCATAATATTAATGAAATAACGAATCCTATTATAAATGCCATTTGACATGGATCACTAAAATGTTTCATTGATATTATACCAGTAACTTCAACTAATAAATATGGAATAATAAAAAATGTAAGAAAAGCATAAAAAGTAGTTTCTATTATATTTCTAGTACTATAAATATGAACCATAATAATATATAGATAGAATATATATTAATATAATTAAATATTTAAAGCTAAACAGTTTGCATTAAGATAATGTTATTTTTTTTAATGTGTTATTTTTCAAGGGAAATAATAAGATTATTTAATTTAGAAAATATTCGCCGAATTATTGATTATTGTATGGAACATAATATTATTCTATAATACATATGTATATTAATATATAGATAACAGTTATATTAATATAATGATTTGTTGTAAGTGTAATTCATTATTAGCAATAGAAGAAGGACGATTTAAATATTATTTAAATAATAATAAAAAATATTGTAGTAAAGTTTGTTATGAAAATAATTTATTAATATATAAATCAAATTATATAATTAAATTAAAATATTTATTTAATTATTTATTGAATTGTTTTAATTTTAATCATTATATCTGGAAATATCATTTAAAATAAATTTTTCTCCAACAAATATTTTTTTGTCACTATTATCATTTAAACAATGTTTTTTTTCAGCATTTAAATTATTTACTAAATTTTTTTCTTCAAATTTTTCGTGATGTTCTTTCCATGCTCCTTTTCCTAATACACAGTTATTATAATTGGTTAATACATCTATACATTTTTTTTCTTTATCTTCAGTATTTTTAATATTGTTATCATTTAAACATTTTAAATAAGCATCTAGTGGAATACTACACGCATTCATTAGTAATATATTATTACTATTATATTTAAATATTTTATGAAAAAATATATTTAAGTATAATAATAATAATAAGTATACATTATTGTAGCGCCCCATTTTTCTGTTAATAATTTAAATAATTAATTCTAGTTTTTTAATTGTTTTTTTATCCTTAAATCGCTACTATGACCACATTTTTTTTTACGACAATTTAATGCTCTAGGTGGTAAACTGGCATAACATTTACGACATATTTTTTTATTACAAGTATAATTTTTTGCTAATTCTTTAAGAGAAGGATCCATAATATATTTAAATAATATAAAATTTAATTTTTTATATTAGTACTTTAAAAAAAATTGAAATGTATATAAAGAGATATAAATAAGTATATTACAAAATGAAGTGTGTAGTTAGTTTTATGATGAGTATGATGATGGTTGTAAATGGCTTTGTTCCAGTTACAAAACCTATTATTACGAAGTGGACATATGAAGGCGATATTGCTCCAACTGGTTATTTTGATCCACTCCAAATTTCCAAGAATGTTGATGAAGATATGATTAAATATCTTCGTGAAGCAGAACTTCAACATGCTCGTGTAGCTATGTATAGTATGGTTGTTCTACCATTTCTAGATCTAACTGATAAGGAACATCTTGCTATTAATAAGCTATCATCTATGAGTTTTGAGGAGCAACTACCTTATTGGGTAGGAGCAGGAGCATTTGAGTTTGCGCGAATGGGTGCTGGTTGGAGGAATCCATTTATGGAACGAGGTGCTGAATTTAAGCTAGAAGAAGATTATCAACCAGGAAATGTACTAAAAGTACCTCAAGAAAATTATAGTAGTCAACTACTAAATAGTGAACTGTCTAATGGTAGACTAGCAATGATTGGTGCTCTAAGATATATTGTACAAGAACTTGTAACATGACAATCTGTATTTACATAATTTATAAAATATTTATATATATATATAAATAAATGAAAGAAATAGAAAATAAAATA